ACTCCCCCCACAGTTCGCCGCACCGCTTACGCTGGCACCGTCCATCATCCGTACTGGGGGCGGGGTGGTCACACACGAAGTCATCTGTCACTGGAGCAAATCCATCGCACTTCGGGCAGCCACTCAGGTCCGGGCACCGTCCATCATCCGTGGCGGGGGTGGGCAGCGGCTTTCCCCGCCCACGCGAATCGTGATCGCGCTTCAGCTTCTTCCCAATGATCCGCATGCCGTCACGATCGTATCTATTTCCAGCCGCCCTCGGGCCGTCCGCTACCCAGTCATTCATGGCTCGCACCTGCAGCCGTAGATGGGGCTCGCCTCTTTGAGTTCTTTCGGGGAGCAGAAGTCGCGGCACGTGGAAGAGCGCGACGAGTCGCAAGTGAGCCCTCCCAACGAAAAGGCGATGACGAAAATCACGACGCCGAGCGCGACGAACGGTCCAGAATCGATCATGGCTTCGCCTTGTCGATCAGGGCGAGAGCCCACAGCAGTGCAGCGCGTTCCGAGGGCATAGCGCTAACGCGCAGATTCTTTACCCCCTCACGTATCCGCTCCCGTTCCGCATCCACTTCGGCCTGGGCGAAGGCAGCCATCGCGGTTGGGATGTGCGTCGGCTCGCCCGTCTCGAGATGCAACTGCCACGCCGCGTCCGCTCTCTCGAGACGCTGGTCACGAGGTGGCAACGATGCCAGGAACTGCTCGAGCGTCTGCGTCACTTCGATTCCTCGTCCGCGAGGTGCAATTCCAACAGGCTCGCGGCATCCATGTACGCGGCAGAGCGACCAAGGTGGTACATCCTCCGGCCCTGGTCGGTTTCAGCCGGAGCCAGCTCGTCTTCCGTGCGCGCCTCCATGCGTCGATACTCCCGAGCGAGCACCTGCAGGTCTTCCCGTTTCAGGCGGAGCGCGTCGAGTTCCGCCCGTAGTTGCGACATGGGATGGTCCGGGCACTGCTCTACGTGCGCCTTGAGCGTGTCCCCCATCGACACCGGAATTTCATCGCTCGGGCCGTATCGATGTCCGCAGTAGACGCAGTTGATGTACATGCCGGACTGCAGGTCGTCGACCCACGACTGCATGTCCAGGCGCCCATCCTTGTAAGCCGCCAACAACGCCGCTTGCGTTTTGTCGAGAGCGACGAGGCGATCAACGCGAGGAGAGGCGACCCAGCGAATCCTGTTGAGGAGCGCGTCCGCTAACCCCTGCGCGTCGTTCAGTACCCGGGGCTCGGCTTCGGCTTCGGTCGGGGCTTCGGCTTCGGCTTGTATCCGCGTTTCTTCATCCCGTCCTCCGCCATGTGGAGCGCTATCGCCACCGCAGTCTTCTGGGGCTTGCCGTGACGCCTCTCCGTCGCGATGTTCGCGTCGATCGTCTCCCGGCTGCTGCCCTTCTTCAACGGCATGCGGCATCGTACCAAACCCGCAGCCTACACACAAACCGTCGATAACCGAGCCGCCGCACCTGTTGCAAATCACTTCAGCGCCTCCAACGCGTCTGCGATGCGCTCTATCCCGAACCCGATGCCCACGAGCATGATGGCCATGAACCAGAGGGCCGCGTTTCGTATCGCGTCGCTCATGTCGGATGCGTCCGCAAGAACGCGATAGTCGCGGTCAGGTTCACGATCGTATCGAGGCTCCGGTCGAGCTCCGCGCGCGTCGCGGTCAACTCTTCGCGGAGTTCCTCGGTCGCCTGCATCGTTCGTTGACTCACGCCCCGGTCGACCATCGACCCCGCCGCGTCTGCTACGTCTTCTGCACTTCGCATCGTTTCCCTTTCGTTGCTATCCCCGACCCGGCTCGCACCATCGCACGAGCATCAGGCGTTCGTTCCACATTGCCACCTGTTGACGAGCGAAACTGCTCTCTGGGTGCGACCCCCACTTTTCGATTTGGGCCTGCGCTTTCGAGTGCAGGTACTCCGCCTCTTCTAAATCTTCCGTGTGCCAGTTGTCTCGCATCACGCGCCGCGCCTGCTGTTGTTGAACTCTTCCTTGGTGACGTGCCAGCCGTGACAGTGCTCGCATTCGTACAGCCGGATCCGGTTGTTGGCGTTCCGCATCGCCTGGCGTGCCGACTGCTTGTTCGGGTAACTGCGCTTCCCCGTCCGCTCGCATTCTTTCCACGACTTCACGACGGCGGCGCTCCCTCGTGCATCTGCTGGATCGCGTCGAGCATCGCTCTGAACTTTTCCCTGGTCACGCCGCCATCCGTTGCGCTGTCCGCGAGCCAGTTCTGTGTGACGAAAGCCGACACTCTGCCCAGGAACTCGCCGTCACGGTCGAGCCGCACGATCAACTCCGCGTGACGCGCTCCCATAAGTCCCATCGCTACCGCGATGCCAGCCGCGACGGCGTTCTCGAGGATTGGCGTGATGTCTGCTCCGTCGCCCATCAGTGCAGGTCCTCCGACTTCGGGGGCGCCGGCTCAACCTGCGCGGTCCGGATGTGCTCGATGATCTTCGCGACCTCCTCGTCGCTCGTGTTGTCCTCCATCTTCGCCATCTTGGCGGCGAGGATCTCGATCGGGATGTGCTTGTGTTCGAGCAGTGTCGCGACCGCACCCGCCCATCCGGCTCGGTAGCTCTGGACCGCGACCTTCAACACTGCGCCGAGTTTGTCCTGCCCCGCCTTCGTCATCTTCCCCTTTGCTGGTTTCTCGTCGTCGGCCATCACTCGTCTCCCGTTTTCGCGTACATGCGCAAGCTTCGGTAGCCGCCCGGTTCGCGCCACGTCCGCAACACACCTCGAGTCACCAACCGCTTCAGCACCGAGTCGACCCGGCCCTGTCTACCCCTGTGCCAGCGTAGCCGTTCGCGAACTTGGGGCCGACTCGTGTCGCCCTCGATCGTCGCGAGCACGAGCTGCTCGTCTTCCGCCATCCTGACCGCGCGTCGATCTCTCGACTCGTCGAGCGCGTCTTTAGTCGCGTTCCCTTTAGGCATCGTCGGCCCACGTCCATTGGAAAAAGCTGCTGCGGTGCCTCGACTTCGGGACCGGCTTCTGCCCGCGCGCGCGCACCGTGATCACTTCGCCGAACCCCGGGTAGTGGTTGACGCCGATGATCTCGTGATCGCAGTGGCGAACGCAGAACGGGCAGTCTGTGAGTGTGTTAGTCATCGGTGGCGCCGTAGGCCTTCGCGTAGGTGTACCCGGGGTCGTTGTCTCTGCACGCCGGGCAATCGTCCGGCTTTGCGTCGGTATCCCAGCAGTGCCCGCACCTCCGGCAATGGTTCGACCACCGTTGGTTGCGAGTGGAATCGATCCTGTAGGAGTAGTTCATGCGCGCAGTTCCCACACCTTCACCGTCCTCTCGTGGATGTTGCGCGCGCTGTCGCGGTACGTGTAGTACCGGCCCGTCCACTGAAACCGCTCGTGTCGGAACACGGCACCGAGCCAGAACTCGTGCTCGTCGTTGTCGAGCTCGCCGGCCGCCGCCATCGCTTTACGAACCTCGCGGGAACTCACGCTGCCGACCCGCTCGCAAATCTCGACCGCCAACTCGCGCGCTTTCATGATCTGCTCGAGTCGCCGTTTCCGGAGCAGCTTCATCGCCTCGTCCGTGCTGCGCGTCTTGCCGTTGTAGTGCTTTTTCTTCAGCGCTCCCACACGCTGCGAATCGAACCAGAACTCGCCCTGCTTCTGCTCGCCGTTCACGTCTCGTCCTCGCTGTACGTCTTCGGCTCTAGCAAAAGTTCGCGCTTGTTCCCTGGGTTTCGGTGGCGGGTGATCCACCCCCTGCGCTCTAGTTGGCCGACAATATAAACCGTCGCGCTCGCCTGCTTCCCGAGGTGAATCGCCAGGCCCGCCGTCGTCACGGGGCGCCCGGCTCCCCAGCGCTCAGCGATGAAGTCAAAGGCGGCCCTGTGGCTGGCGGTCGCCGGTCGGCGCGCCGGGTTGAGCGGTTGGACGATCACACCGCACCCCGTTTCGATTTCAGACCCGCCAAGATCTTCCCGACCTCGCTCGTCGCCGTGGCGGCATTCGCGTCGAGATCAACCTCGGCCTCGAGTGTCGGGTCGGGTGCAGTGCGGCGTCGCTTCTGCGTTGCCTTCACGCCGAGCGCCAACCACTTCCCGGGGTCCGATGCCCACGCGGGGAACGGGTAGCCCGCTGACTTTTCCCAGTCGCCGCCGTGCTCGAAGTACGCCTGCGCGCTCCGATGCACCGCCTGCTCCGGGTCTTCCGGATCTTCCGCCAGCGCCCACCGCAACGCCGCGTCGGCCCGCTCGTGATGCCGGCCCTGCAGTGGGTACTTGCCCAGGCCGGCGCCGTCCCGGGCTCCCGAGTAGATCCGCGCCACCGCCTGGATGTCGAACCCCTTCGCGAACGCCGCCCCCCGAGCGTCAGATTCGCTCAGGTCGGCCGTGAGGGTCGCCGGTGTCGTGGTTCCCGAATCCGGAGCGGGGCCGTCCTGCGCGCGCCTGCGGGCCGGATCCTCTATATTTTGGCTGTTTTCTGCTTCTGCCTCTGCCTCTTCTTCTGCCTCTGTATCTGCTTGGGCTGATAACGGCTTACTTGGCTGATTATCCTGCTGACGCTTGCGGTCCCGGAGCCGCTGCTGGGCGTCTCGATTCTGCTCGCGGCGCTTGTCGGGGTCGCGCTCCCCACGGACCCGACGGTGGTTCAGGAGCACCCAGCCCCCGGCAACGGCATCGAGGCGGCGCCCCTCGTACTCTTTCGACCGACTGTGCGGATCGGGCCCCAGGAACATCGCGAGCGCCGCCTCGCACTGCTCGAGGTTCACGTTGGCGATCCGTGCAAGCCCGGGTACCGACGCGCCCACGTAGCCGTGCTGGTCGGCGAGCGCGAGCATCGTGATCCACACGCACCGCGTTGAGTCGTCCTCGCACCAGATCGACGATGAAACGATCGACGCGAGCAGCTTCGTAAATGGTTCCGTCACGCTAATCCCCGGCCCGCCCCCGGCGCTCTTAGGTAGACTGTGGATCGACCGGAGCAGCACGGAGGCGGGCAGAAGTCTGGTAACGATCGATCCACGCTCCACCTCTACGCAGATTTGTCGAGCGCTGTCAACTCGCAGCTCGCTCGATGATGTCTCGCACGAGCTTTCCGCGAACCGTGTCCTCGCCGTAGTGGGTCCGCATGCTCTCGATGACCACGCGGAGCCGGCGGGCTCGGATCGATTCCCTGCGGAGCGCACTCGCGAGCCGCCGCACCCCGTCCTGGTCCACGATGCCCTTACCGGATGCGAACATCGAATCCCACAGGCGCCGCGCCTCGTCGTCGAACTCGTCCATCAGCGGTCCTCGCCCGGTTCGCGTTCCGTGTTGGCGGCAGCTTCGGCAACGGCATCCTTCGCCGACTTCGCCGTGCTCTTCCGTGACTTCGGTTTCGTGCCGGTGTTGTCCCGGTGCTCCGTGATCACCGCGTGCCAGGTCGTCTCACCGTCTCGGATCGCCTGCTTGATTCCCCGCAGGTGTTCGATCTCCGCTGGCGAGCACTGATCGACGTCGTGGCCCAGCAGTTCCGCCAAGTCCTTCGGCTTGACGTTGACCTGCGCGAAGCTGTCGAGCACGCGTTTCCGCGCCGCATCAGGGTCCTTCGCCGTCTCGGCGTGCATGACCTTTTCGATCCGGTCCCGCGCCTCTTCCTGGATGTCTGCCGGCAAGAGCCGCAGCACGTTGTTCCGCAGCGCCTTCGAGATCAACGCGTTCGTCTTGTTCGCGATGTCATCGTCGGTCGCTTTCACGAGGTAGACCGTCTGCCCGACTGAGTTCTCCCGGATGCCGAGCGCGGCCTGTCCCTGCTTCAGCGAGCGACGTTCGACCGTCTTCACCACCGTCACGTCGTGGGAGTAGATCGCGTTCGCCTCGAGGTCCGTCACCGTGACGCGAACGATGCACTTGTCCTTGTCGTCGAACACAACAGGGGTCGAGACGTCGAGGTTCCCCATGGAGCGCACCGCCTCTTCAGCGAACCGCACCGACAGGCCCACGATGCTCCGGCCCCCCACCGGCTTGGCGTACATGGCGGCTTCGGCGAACCGGGTTCGGTCGCAGGCCCGAAGAATCTTCGAGCGCACGTCGTCCCACGAGCGGGGACGTTGGAGCGCCATGACGTACCGCGCCTCCACGAGCGCGCGTGCCGTTGCCGCCACTGCTGTTGCCGATGTCTCGTGCGGCGACGCGACGAGCGGTTGAGGCTTCGACACCTCGACCGCCGCCACGCCACGCTCGGCGAGAGCGGTCTGTTCGTCGCCCACGCTACTCGCCACCACTGCCCGCAGGCGCGTCTTCCAGTTCGTACGCGTCCGCGCGATCGAGGGCCTCACACGATCGGGCCATCATCTCCCGCGCCACGCTCGTGCTGTCTTCGCGCAACGCTGCCGCCGCGCCCGAGAGGTTCGCCTTCGCCTCCTGTATGCAGGCCCCCCGCAGACGCGAGTTGATCGTTACCGGTTTCTTTTTCGCAGTCATCTACTTTCCCTTTCGTTAGCGCCGCGATTTCACGCGACGGACGTCTAGTCTGCGGGTCGGTGTCCCGGTGTGACTCGCAATCTCATCATCGCTCGCGCCCAGGTCAAGCGCCAGCGCTTTCCACGCCGTGTTCCCCTTCGCGCCGGCCTTCCAGGTCGCCTTGATTCCCTCGCCCAGCAACCCTTCGCGCTCACCGATCGCGGCCGTCAGAAACGCCGCACACTCGTCCTTCTGCTGCTCCGCCACCTTCACGGCGTCACGAGCCGCGATGTAGCCCTCGATCAACACCCCCTCCGCTACCGTCGCTTCCGCGAGGTCGAGCGTCTGGCGCGGGTACAGGCGCGCGATCAGGTCCTTCGCGTTGCTTGCGTGCTCGGCCGTAATGAGCGGCGCCTCCTTACGTTGCACCAGGTCCCAGAAGCTGGCGCCGATCGTCTCGAGGTTCGCCGCCATCGAGGGATCGTACTCGACGCGGTACACCCGCACCTCGGTGCCGAGCAGGGCAACCACGTCCGCGTGCGTCAATCCTGTACAGAACATCTGCCACTGGACCTGTACCAGCACGTCCGGCGGTACAGCGTCCGGGCCGTCCTCGTCGACCGTTCCCCAACGCTTCTGCATGTGGGGCCCGACCACCTTGCACTCGACGATGAGCGGATCATCGATCACGGGGTCTGCAAGCTGGCTTGCGCTCGTCCTCTTCCCCGCGAGAGCATCGACCGTCGCTCCGAAGTGCGGGAACTCCGGGTGCGCGACGTGCCCAGGCGTCTCGACGATGAACCCGCGCGGCTCCGCGTACAGTTCGCGGATGATCGGCTGTTCGAGCACGATACCGACCCGCATACGCTCGGTCTGCTCCACCTCCGGGACCGCCCCGGTCTTCCGCGCCCACACGTCAAGCGCACTGCTGTACGGGCTCACCCCCGCCACTGCGGCGATGTCACCGCTCCCCAGGTAGGTTTTTCTATCAGGCACATTCTTCCCTTTCGTTCAGCCATTCGTTGACCTTCGAGACGCTGCCCCAGCAGTTGCCGGGGAGCTCCCAGTAGCAATACCGCACGATGTCCCGAATCGCTGCGAGCGAATCCTCGTCGGCCTTTCCGAGTGCTCCGCGAAGATCGTTTGTGAGCACCGCCGTCACGAAGTGTCCCGTCGGCCTTCGATCGAGCGCGTGTGCCCGGAGCCCCTCCCAGATTGCGGGGGGCAGGTTGTCGGGGCAGACCGAATCGCGGTCGATCATTCCTCGTCGTCCCGTTGCTCGCGCGCCCTCTCGAGCACTGAGCCGCCCTCAACCACACGGCCCTTCGCCGCCGAGTCGCGAGCGGTCCGCAGCGTGCCCGCATACGAAGCGACGAACTCGTCCTCCATGTCCATCAACTTCGCCATGCTGCGCGCGTAGTCGACGACCCCTGCGGCCGTCAGGTTCCCCGCGCCCTCCAGGACGACCGCCATCGCGGCAAGGTTGCCGAGCGCTCCGGCCACCGTGGCGTTCATTATTTCCTTTACCTGCTTCTCGATGCTTTCAAGCACTGTGTCTCCCTTTCGTTTCACGGACCATAGCGCACCGATGCGCCGTCAGTCAAGCTCCCCGGTGTCACAGAGCCCCCAGCGCATGCAGCCGTCGCGCTCCGTCTCGTACGACTTGAACATGTCGATCTGCTTTCCGCCGTAGGATGTGCTCGCCCACGCGACGTACTCGTCGATCGGCATCATCCGCATCCGTCGCCCCTTGTCGATAAACATGGTGGGCGGCTGGTGCCCTTTCGCCTCGAAGCTGTCGAAGCCCTTGGACTTGTAGCGCTCGAGCGCGATGCGCTGCACGTCTGCTTCCAGTTGGCGGATCTCGTCGATGCGCTCCGGCCAGTGTTTCGCGATGATCGTGAGTTCGTCCTTGCCGGCGAAAATGCAGGGCGCACAGCCCACCCGCTTCATTCCGTATTTCCAATAGAGCGGATTAGGCGTGATACCGTGGCGCTGGTGGATGTCGATCACGTCCTGCAGCGTCCACTCGAGGAGGGGGCGCCACACCCAACAGTCGAACCCCTCCGACCACTCCCAGGGCCCCGTCTCGTCCGCGAGCTTCCGACGAGCCCGCGACTCCGCAGCACGGATGCCCACGACGTTGATCACGTCGGTGTCGAACGCCTGGAGGTACTTCTTGATCGGCTCATGCTTCAGCACATCGGTGCAGAACCTGCCGACGCCGCCGCCAGCGCCGGAGCGGCCCGGGAAGGCCCCTTTCTGGCGACAGAGGTCGGCGAATCCCACCTTGGCGCGCACGACGTCGACGGGTCCGATGTGCTCCCGCACGTAGTCGATATAGTTGTCGAAGACGGGATTGTCTTTCGGGTTGAACTCCCACCCGGTGTCGGCCAGGACGCGCTTGTGCTCGATGCCCTGCTCGGTGAGCCACAGGCTTGTAGCGCCGGAGTCCTTGCCGCCCGACATGCCCAGGACGACGGTCACGTCGGTGTCATGCGGATCTGGGTGTCCCATCAGTCAATCCCGCCCCAGTCGCGAGCCTCGTCGGGCTGGTCTTCATCCGGTTCCGCGAAGTCGTCGCCCGCGTCCTCGTCGAGCTCGCCGGAGCCGCCGCACTTCCGGCACGTCACCTGGTCACGGGATTCGCCGATGCCGTTGCACTCGCTGCAGGTTTCGGGGTCAGGCATCGGCTTTCCTCTCCGGTCGCGAGCCCTCTGCTGGTACGTGCCCAGTCGGCGAGTTCCCCGCGAAGTGCGGGAAGTGCTCGCGGAGCCACGGGACGCCGCCGTAGCGGACGAACCGGCGCCACTGTTCGCGCAGCGTCGATCGCGTCATGCCGGGGCTCTGGGTGTCGGCCTCGACCTGGCAGAGTACGTGCCGGAGCAGTTCCCACATGTGCGGATCGTCGGCCGGCGGGATCATGGCGCCCCCACGATCAGGCGACCGATGTGCTCGGCAACCTGCGGAACTACGGCGTTCCCGAGGGCTCGGACTCGATCAACTCGGTCCACCCCGGCGGAAACCCCATGTACCACTCTAGCCACGTCGGGTTCAGCATTCCACCAACCTGCATCGACAGGGCTCTCCCACCCTGCGCGTAGGGTTTGCGGCGATGGCCGGTGTCGTCCGCCGTGGCCGTCGTCATCAGCGCCCGACACCCCGGGTGCTTCTGCATCGACGGGCTCAGTTGGTTGGCTGTGGCTGTGGCCATCATGACGGGCCACGATGAAGATGCGATCGCGGATGTGAGGTGCGCCGATGGCGACCGCTGGAATACAATCCCACTGCGCATTATACCCGCTCTCGTGAAGGTCTCGCAGGACTCGCCCAAGCCCGTTAGTAGCGAGAGTTGGTACGTTTTCAATGAGCGCGATTCGGGGTCGTAGTGCGCATAGGACCCGGGCAAACTCGCCCCATAGGCCGCTTTTCTCGCCGTCGATGCCGGCGCCTCGCCCGGCGCGGGAGATGTCCTGGCACGGGAACCCCCCGCAGATGATGTCGGGTCGCTCGGTTTCTTCATCGATGTCCCTCACGTCCTCGTAACACGTCACCCCGGGCCAGTGCTTCGCGAGCACGCGCCGACAGTACGCGTCGGACTCCGCTTGCCAGATGACCGGACCGAGGCCGGCGCGCTCGAGGCCGAGCTCCAGGCCACCGATGCCGCTGAAAAGGGAGCCGATCGTCATCGGCCGATCGCCCGGTTGAACGCTTCCTGCCGGGTCGCGCCCCACGCAACGTGGAGCCGGTCGCCGTCCTCGGTGAGGTGCCATGCGTCCCACCCGCCGGTCGGGCAGCGCTTGACGTGGAGGCGGGAAACCGTTTCGTTGTTGTCCATGCCCTATCAATAGCGCGTCTGTGCGCTATTGTCAAACCCCTTGGTTTATAGGGTTCAGGCGCAGCGAGCGCGGGCCGGGGTCCTGGCTGGCGGGAGGCCGAACCGGTCCCGGAGCTGCTCGATCTCGGTGCGCAACCCGTGGTCGGCGATCCAGCGCTTGAAAGTCGCATGGTGGACGCCGGCAGCTTCCGCCGCGCCAGTGATCGACCCTCGATGGAGACGCACGAGAGCTACAACCGCCCGGGCACCCCGTTTGCGGTCGACCCGGAGCAACTCGCGGACCCCGAGGCGGGCGATGTACTTTTTCCCCATCGGGAGCACGATAGCGCGTCTAAGCGCTGTGATCAACCGGGCCGTTTTCCGCTTCCCAGACCTGCTGCTGCAGTGCGTCGACGTCCTCGCTCGTGTACCAGTCGAGTCGATCGGCGTCCCGCATCCGGGCCATGTAGGAGATGAGTTCGGCGAGGGGCATCAGGTGGCGAACGCCGGGACTGTTCGGATCGCCCCGCTCTTCCACAACGCCTGGACGATGCGGGTGCGGGTCATGTTGTCGCGCCGGCTGTCCTGCAGTTTGTGCGCTCGGTTCCATTCGGTTCGGTCTTCGGCGGTAGCGGCGTCGGTGAGTTGCCACTTGGCGAGTTGTCGACGGTTGTTCATGCCGGCATCCTGTAGCCTAGCACGCGGTTTTTCGGATACGCCTTGATGCTCACGGCGTTGCCCTGGTTGCCGCCCAGCAGTCGGATCGTAGCACCGGAGCCGGGGCCGACGTAGAACGCCACGTGACCCTTGCGCGTGTTGGGGCTGCCGCGCCACAGCACCACAACGCAGCCGGGGGTCGGTGCGTCGATAGCGCGGCCCCAGTCCATCCAGGAGCGAGCTCGAGCGCTGTCGGTGCCCTTCAGGCCGGCTTGTTCGATGCACCAGTTGACGAAGCTGCTGCACCAGGGGGTCTCGTCGTCGTCGGCGCTCAGGCCCGTTGTTGAGTGGTACTCGACCACCCGGGGGTTGTGCTCACTGCCGGGGATCTCCCGTGTGCCCAGTTCCGCATTCGCGACCACGTACCACGCCGGGATCTCATGGGAGTCGGCCGGCGCCGCGTCGTCGAGCAGCGCGATCACGTCGTCGCGGATCTCCTCGAGTCGAATTCGCTCTGCGGGGGTCATCGGGAGCGATTACACCACGAGCGGAAACGTCCCGCAAGCCCCAGCGCCCACGAGAGGGCCGGGGTCCAGAGTCGACGCAGACGTCCGAGCCAGGTCGGCGCCGGGGAGGGGGGGGCGGCAGCGAGGAGGGCGCGGGCTTCTGGGGCCGTGATGTCCCCGGCCTTTAGGGCGCTCCGGACGGCCGCCACGCCGTGGCCATGCTGGCGAGCTCGACGGGCCGCTCCCGCTAGGTCGTGCTGCAGCTTGTGGGTCCGCCTCCGGGCGGCTCGGTTCGTCACTCGACGACGGGCGCGACGCAGATCAGCGCGACGAGATCGAGCCCATCGAACTCCGGCAGGTTCAGGTCCACGCTCGGCGCCTCGAAGCAGACCGCGCCCGCCTCGTCGATCGTCACGTTCCGCTTCTCAGCTTCGGCCCGGAGCGCCGCCTTCGCGGCCGGCAGCAGGAGTTCACGTGCAATCGTCGCGCCGGTCTGCAGCGCGGCCGGCGAGCAGCCGAACAGGATCGCCGTCAGTCCGATCGCCACCGCGAGCTTTTTCCCGAACCCGAGCAGTACCCCGGTCGCGGTGCCGGTACCGCCCAGCTTGCGAGCCAGCCCCGCCAGTCCGGCGACGCCGACGAAGATTCCAGCAGTCCACTCGGGGGGGAACTTGTCGAGCACGGTCAGCAACGTAGCGCAGGCGACGATGAACCAGTCGGTCCAGGCGTCGAGCTTCATCTTGGTGCGGCTCGGCGTGAGCGAGTTCGACTTTCGAATCTCGACGGGCGGAACGGGGGGCTCGCCTGGTGACTCGTCCGTCATCGTATCCTCTTCCTCTTCGGGGGGCCGTAGTCGCACTTACCCTTGGCATTTCTCCGGGTCGGACCGAGCGACACGTTGAGCTTAGCTACCGTGGTTCCATCGGGCTTGTGAACTCTCAGGTTATAGGTCCCGTCCGGGTTTTGGGTTGCGATTTCCGCCTCCCACTCTTCGCCGTAAGCAGAGCCGGGGGCGGCGAGTTTGACCGTATCGATCTCTTCGTCGGTTGGGAAATAGGCAATCATCAGAACCCGATCGCCCTCTTCGCTAGTTGCAAAATATTGCCCTCTGTTAACTCGGTATCGTAGAGCACGGCGCTCAGTATCCCGCCGATCAACGGTAGCGCTCCGGTATTGCCCTCTTCACCCAAACTAAACTTGTTACTCGCGCCCCCGCCCCCGCTGGGACCGTTCGCAAACGTGTTCTCTCCGACCTTCACACCCTGAATGAAAAGCTTGACCGTGCGGCCGTTGGCGCTCCGGGTGAAGGCGAGATGCTGTGGGATGCCGAGTATGATGCCGCCGGCCTGAAACTGGTTATTGATTCCGGCTCCGTGCTCATGCCCGTACAGTAGCTGGCCTTGGAAGATTTCAAACGCGTAAGTAAAGTTGGCAGATTCCGCGCCCCCGGGACCGTTCCAGGCGACTAGAAACTGCTGGCTCGTGATCGACGGCATAACGACGCACGCAAACGCCATGCCCGCGATGAGGTTTAGATCAGCGTTGAGCTGATCCATCCGCTCGCTTTGATTAACCCAGCTTTGGAACCCGGCCCCGTGTCCCGATCCAATCCGGGGGGTCCCGATAGCTGTGAGATCGTACGGCCCACCCGCGTCGCCGGCCGTATCTAGCAGGCTTATCGCCTGCGCCCCGTCGTCTTGTAGTTGCCACAAGCCGATCGGGTTGAAGATAGTGTTGTGGAGCTGCGGAGCGATGGCGGCAACGCCAGACACGCCGATCGGGCCCACCCAGTTGGCGAGGCCGGTGCCGGTCGACTTCGTGAGGTAGAGCCCCGGCTCGGCTCCGGCGGTCTGCTGGATCGCGCTGATCATGTCCGCCGCCGCGATCGTCACGAGAGCTCGCGCGGTTTCGTCTACGACGTCCGCAAAGCGCTGCAGGACGTGAACCCCCTTCGTGATATCGTCGACCCCATCGCCGGGGTTCATGTCGCCGTGCTGTTTTGGATCTGTGGACATCTACGGGCTTCCGTGAATGACGTCGCCCTCTGCGGAGCCGTGAACCACAGCCGCAGCGGTTGAGCCGTGCACCACCTGGCCCACGAGCACGGGCGGCCCACCCGTCGACGTAACCGGAGGGGTCCCGCGTGCGTTACGACGCATGCCGTACCCTGCACCGCGCCGATCGTTCATCGGTCATCCACCACGGCAGCGATAGCGGCTCGAGTGGCCGCCGCATCGATCGAGGTCTTGAACGTGTCGCCGGAGTCGTTGTGGGCCGTGACCGCTGCGGCCGTGTACAGGTCGCGGATGATGAGCTGCCGCGTACGCTCATCGATCACGGCCTTGGCTTCGGTCTTCAGTACGGCGATCGGATCGAAGGCGGTCTTGTGCGCGGCCACCACGGCATCGAGGGCCGGCTCGTCAGAAACGTCGCGCTCGAACGTCACCGTGATGTCCGACAGCGACCTTGAAACCGTGAACGCTTCGCCGGGGAAAGCGGCCTCGATCTCACCCGAAAGCGCTCGCGCGTCGATGTCATATTTCCCGTCGACTACAGCGCTAGAGTAGGTGTGCTCGGCCATCAGGTGTACCTCAGATCGATTCCCAAATATTGTACTGTCGCACCGATCGACATGTGATTGACCAGCAGGCCGCCGCGATCGCCGGCTACCACAGACGTGAACAGCCCGGAGATATCGATCGCGTTGAGCGTATCGGCCACTATGTTGTACGTCGACGCGACGTCGCTCTGCGTGTGGGTGTTCAGGTCCTCCGTCTCGCCGCCGTAGTTACTGTTGAGATCGATATTCGCTGCCGCGTTGCTGGCGCTGGGTTGTCCGAGCAGGATCAGCGATACGATCGCGGTGAAGTCGTGAGGAAACCGGATGTTAAAACGTTGCGAACCTGACGCGCCTACCGAACGCGTACGCATGTTCAAAAAGTTGGTATTCTCGTCCGTCCAGATCATCGCCTGCTTGGTCGGGGCGCCGAGCGCGATGTGGGTGTCGATCTGCGCGTGCGTGTTCGCCCCGGCCCCACTGAGGGCCTGGTGCGCAAGTACGTCGCCACCCCCCGCAGCGTGTCGCGACGCGTGTGCGTTGACGTTGACCGTGGGCGTGCCGAGCAGGAAGAACCCACCCGCACCGTCGAGCATGTAGTCGCCCGGTCCATCGTTGGCGCCCCCGGTCTGCCAAACGACTCGACCACGGTCGCCGGACTTGGCGCCGCTCGGAGCAACCTGGATGATAGTCGAGACGTCCGCAACCGCAGAGATGCCCTCGGTCGAGTGAATGCCGCGATCGCCCGTGAGGCTGATCGTGGGATCGAGGTCTTTGTGCTCGGTCATTTGGTACCCGCCGTAACTACGACAGCATTTGCCGTCACGTCAACGCCGTTCGCGGTGACGTTGTTGGGGATGATGACGGGGGGCGGAAACGGGCCGGAGCTCGCTTCGCCGGGCTCGCCGCGCGCGTTGCGCCGCAAGTCCCCCGCCCCACTCCCTCGTCTGTTTCCGCGTGACATGCTACGGTCCCGAGACCCACCATTTCCAGTTGCCGCCGGCCGGCATCCTGAGCAACAGGACGGCCAGTTGGCTGCGGGTCGCGCGGAACTGCACGGCCGCGCCACCGGCGAAGTACTCGATATCGGTCGGGTCCGCCAGTCCCGCTTTGCCGGTGATGTAGTTGAACGGCGCCGTGCAGGTGAGCGAGATCCAATGATGCATGACGGAATCGCCCTGGCCGGCGAACAGGTCCTGCTCTATCACCACCACGCCGGCAGCGAGCGCTCCCTCGTTGTTGTTTCCTGCGCTGGGCGGCTTTACGCGCGCCGCGTCTGCTAGAACGGCTGATCCCATTATTCGGCTCCTATGCTCTGTTGCTCTCGTTGTCGTCGCATCGCGTTCGCGATCGTAAACCTCATGGCCCGGATGTTCCCAGCCTCCGCTGCTGCTTTTACCGCACCCGACTGCTCGCCGAAAGCCTCCGGGTCTGCTTCGAGCAGTTGCAGGACACGTTGGACCTCCGGATCAGACTGCGGTCCCTGCTGCCCAAAGGCCCCGGGGTCCGGGCTCTCCTGCGGTTGTTGTGGGGGCTGTTGCGGCTGTCCCTCGATCGGAGGGGGCGGGAATGCGGGGGGTGGTGCGGGGCCGGGCTCGAAGTCGGGTGTCTCCACTCCCTCGAATCCCGCCGTGGTGCCGGCCGCGACTCCGGCCATTCGTCCACCGGCAGCAGTGAAACCGGGAGCACCGGCGGCAGCACGCGCGCCGTATCGTTGGGCAGCGGCGAGCATCCCGGGGGCGTACCGACGGGCCGCCTCCGCTGTGGCGAACGTCGCGACGGCGGTCGGGATGCCCTCACCACCCACGCCATGCGCGATACCGCCCGCGCCCACGGCCGCGAGTGTACTGGTGCGCGAGCTCGAGCCGGCGTCGCCGTGCATCTTGACCCACATCGCCGCCTCGTATTGTTCATTCGCTGCCCGGAGCGGCTTCGCGAACTGCGGCGCCTCTTCCTCGATCGCGTCACCGATCGATCGGCGCAGCGTCCTGCCGATATCGCGGAACATGTCGGCGTGTTGCTTCTGCATCGCATCGCCGGTCCGGGGGCTCCACGCCTGCGAGTCCACGTACTGCCGGAGGTTGTGCGCATCGACGTAGCTCGTCTCGAACGGCCGATCGACCATCGCCATCACTTCATCCGCCCTCGTCTGCGCGGCCGACCAGATCTCGTCGACCTGGTTCATGATCTCCGCCTCGGGCGTCTCGAGTTGGCGCCCGGCTTCGATCGCGTCGTTCTGCTCTCTCGTCGCGCGCGTCAGAATCGCGTCGGCCTTGTGCTCCGCCTTCGCGGTCGTGAGCGGCGTCTTACCCCGGCTGACCGTGCGGGTCGCGTAGTTGTCCGCCCGCGTTTCCATCTGCTGCGCGATCGCGATTGCGTCCGGATCGCCCATCGAATCCGCCCGGACCTTTTTCGCGCCGTCACGGAGTCGCTTGATCGTCGGGCCGAGATCGACCCGCGCCCCCCGACCCCCCATGGACCCGTGGATCTGCGCGATCTGTTCGCCCGCGCTCTCCGCGACCTCCGGAGCGTTTCGCATATACGTCGTCTTGTAAGCCACCGGGCCCGCGCCGGCCATGCCGGTCTCCTCGACCACTTCGCCCATGCGCACCATCTTCGGGACGCCCTTTTCCTTCACGAGTCGACGGATCCAGCGGCCGTAGGGTAGCTGGCCGGTAGCAGCAGAGAGCCGGAATCGGGACGCGCCCTCTCGAAGCGCATCCTCCGCGAGCCCTAGCGTGCGGCCCCCACCCTCGAGCGCGAGCGGGAACGCGGCGCCGATCGCCATGTGCTCCGCGACTTCCACCGGGTCGCCCGTATGGGCCGCCTGGGCGCCACTGAACGCCCCGGAGCCGATAACGGCGCGGCCCAGGCTCTGGAGCGCGCCCTCACCCGCCACGGGAGCCATGCGGAGCCCGGCGTAGAGGGCGGCCGGCCCCTGTCCCGCGAGGTAGCCGACCCCGGTGCGGATCGGCTCGTCCGCGATCGACTCCTGGTACTCCCGCGCCTCTGATTCTGCGATCGAGCCGCCGAGAGTTGTCCCGATCGGACGGTCCGGATCTGTCGAACGCCCTCCGCCGAACTCACGGGGCGGCAGGCCGGGCTCGTCGACCGGGTGCATGAACTCCATCGCCTCCTGAATGCCGCCAACGATCTGCGGCGCGATCTTCGGCGCAACACCGAACGTCGACCCCAACGCGACGCCCCGAACCTCTGGCGGTACGCCGGTCCCGAGACCCTTCGCCAGATCCTGCTTCACCCAATCGTACGCGCGCGCGAACACATTGGGCTCTCCCGGCACCGCTTCGGGCTCGGCGACGACCTCCGGAGTAGGTGGAACGGCCGGGGACGGCTGCGCTGGCGGCTCATCGACGAAAGGGGGCGACTCTGCCGCCGCTGGTGCAGCCTCACCACGGGACGGGCGTATCCCCGTCCGTTCCTCTTTCTCCGGGACGGGACCGGTGTGGGACTCCCACGTCTCGCCGTCGTCCCACGAAACCTGGACCCCGGAAATCTTGCCCTTTCGGTAGCGCTCGGGCATCAGAGTTCCTCCCACTCCTCGTCTTCGTCCTCGCCGGTCTCATCCGGTTCGGGCGGCGGCTCTGCCGCTTCCGGCTCTGCTGTTTCGCCCTTGGGCACGGTGTGCTTTTTGCCGGTCGGGTTCCCGGGGTGCTTGCCACGGTACATGTTGCCGATCTGCTTGTGGTTGATCCCGATGCCCATCATGATCATGTTCGCTTCCGCGTTGACGACGAGCATCTTGTGAAGGCCGCGCAGGTTCGGCCCTGAGAAGTGCGCCCACGTCGTCCCGATGCTCGGCAGTTCTTCGAGGATCTCCTCGCGCGCCGCCTCGGTGCCCTGACCCGCGCCGGAGATCTGCAGAATGATCCCCTGATGCTCCTGCTTCAGATAGTTGTACTCGGCCACGAGCTCCAACGCCGCCTCTGTGCCGCGCAACCGCACCGGGATCTTCCGATACAACTGGTCGAGCTCGATCAGTCGGGCGCTCGCGTGCATCGATCGGTTGATCGTCGTGACGTTCTTCATCCGCGTCGCCGAACCACGGGAGTTGATCATGTCCGTGTACATCGTGGGTTCGTTGATGAAGAGCCCGTACCGCTTCTGGGCGCGATCGAATGCCGCCACCTGTTCGGTACGCTTCGCCGGGGACGCCTGCACGCCGCCCCTCACGTCCGCGAGTTGCTTCTTCCTCAACTTCTCATTGAACCGGATCTCGGCCTTCGCTTGGTCTTTCCCCCCCAGTCGAGTGATCGCGGAGATCTCCCCCTCCCACTCGGGCGGGAGTTCCTCAACCCCCAGCACCGACCGCGCCGTCGAACGCAGGCGGTCCCCAACCTCACCGCGTGCCGCCGTTCGCGCCGCTGCCGCACCTGGCCGAGGCGGTCCCGCTGCCGCACGTCTTCCGGCCTTGCTGGCGCCGAACCTGTCGCGCGACAAGTCCAGGCGCCCCTGAGCTAGCCGCTGTTGCTCTGCCTGATAGGGTGTGATCGGCTTCGCGTCTCCGATCACCTTCCCGGCCTTCGCGAGCGTGTCGCGTCGGATCGACGGAGCGCGCAACGCTCGAGGGGGTGGGCCGCGCATGTCGGGCCGTTGGATCGAGTACTCGTACGCGGCCTGCTGGTTCGCATCGCGCGCCGCGCCCTGCAGCGCCATCTGTCGTTGCTCTGGTGCGAGGGCTCCGTAGGCTTTGCCGAATAGCTCGTGCGCGGACTGCTCGGCGAACGGTGGCGGGGCCTGCTCGGGCAGCTCGGGGCGTTCGTCCGGTGTCGCGATGGCCTGGAAGCCTGCCGGAAAGGTCCGCAGCTCGCCGGGCGTCAGTTGACGGGTCGAAACATCGTCGCCGAACTGGAGCAACCCCTCATAGTCCTCCGGGCCGAGCGCGGGTTCCAGATCGAATCCATCCGGCGGGCTGCCGGCGCCGTACGGGCCCTCAGATCGCCCAAGGGATTCGGGGGACGGCTGCATGTAGAGCGCCTCGGGCGGCAAGCCTGCGGCGACGTCGAGCGCTTCAATGGGGGGCTGTTCCAACGGATCGAAGCCTCCCGGCGCAATCGGCCGACCGAACTCGTCGAGCTCATCGTCGTAGTGGACGTGATCGCCATGTTGGCGCGGCCGTAGGAAGTCGATGCGTGCCATCAGAGCCCCAGCATCCCGATCCCGAACAGACCGTCATCTTCCTCCATTGAGAGTTGATCGATCGCGTCCTGTGATGCCTTCGTCCCCGCCAGCGCGCCGAGCGCCGACACCATCTGGCCCGTGCCTTCCGAGCCGATGCCCGCCTTCGATTTCACGAGGTCCGACTCAAAGTAGACCGGCGCCGTCTCGTGGCCGTACCGGTCCGCAATCGCGCCGAACGTCCGATCACTGATGTCCGTCTGCCGGCCCCACTTGTCGCGGTTCTCCTGCGCGAGCGTCTTCGTCCGGTGTATTTCGTAGTCTTTCAGCATCCCGAGCCGGAACTCCTCCGCCTTGTCGAGGGCCGAGCCGGTCTCGAACTCTTCCTTGAAGCTCTGCTCCCGAATGTCTCCCGCCAGCCCGCCAAAGTCGCGCAGCGCACGCTCGGAGCGGTCGATCGCCATCCCGGACGCCGCCAAGTCCTCGAGCATGCGACGCTCCGACCCCTCCTGCTGTGCCGCAAGCCCCGCCTGGAACTCCATCCCGGCGCCGCCGAACCCCCGGGCACGAGCGCTCGACAACGCCGCCCCCCGAGCTCCGCGCAGGTCTTGTTCCTGTCCGCGTCGGTTGACCTCGATGATCGCCCGCTCCGCGTCCGTGAGGGCCGGCGTGATGCGGTTTGACAGTTCCGAGAGTGCTCGCTTCTGCGCTGCGATCGATTCCGGGTCCGCGCCCGCCTTCGCCGCTGCGCTGACGTAGCTGCTGGCCCACTCCTCCGCCTCGACCTTCGGGAGCTTCCGGTTCTCCCGAACCATGTTGATGAGTTCGAGTACGTTCGCGAAGTCGGCCCGCGCCCCTGCGGCCTCGATCGCCGGCACGCCGGTCTCGATCATCTTGTCGATTGCGGCTTTGTTCTCTTCGTACTGCTTCTCAGTGAGGTCGAGCGCCTTCATCAGCAGGCCGGTTACGCTGTCGCCGCCCGTCGACTTGCCCTCGGAGTCGATCATTCCGCGTGCTTCGAGGAACCGACGGTTCGACGGCGAGAGATCGTCGACATCGCCGATGACGTTCTCGTCCTCGTCGATGATCCCTTGGCTGATCAGACGTTCCTTCTCGCGCCCGCTGAGTTTTTCCTTCGCCATCTTGCCTCTACCCTACCAGACCCACTAGCTGTAGTCCTGCCGGAACTCGCCCGAATAGCGGGTCCCGTCGAAGTCAAAAACAAGCTTGTCACGCGAGCCCGCCGCCGCTGTGATGACCGGCGCGCCACCTGCCGGCCAGTCGATCGTTTCCTGCCATCCACCGATCGTGTTTCCCGCTGTGTCCTGGGTCACGTACAGGACGAACCTACCGCCCCCCGGAGGGTCGACGAACTGCACCGCTGAAGCGTTGCCCCTGAGCACAATCTCCGCGACCTGCCCCGCGTTCCAGTCGACGGTGAGCAACCCCTCCGCGATGCGCGCGTCCTGCGGTTCGGTCGCGTGCGTCAAGGTCAGCACGTTCACAATCTCCTGCAGCCCCGCGTCGAACGTGTCGATCAGCGGGCCGCTCGAGCCGTCGAGCGACACCGCTTCCTCCAGACCGGCCAGCAGATCGCGCGCAAGTTGGCCGACCTGTTCCGCCAGCTCCGGTAGCGACTTCGCGAACTCGACAGTCTTCCGCAGTTCGAAAACCATCAGCTTCGGTCCTGTCTGCCGGTGCGGTCGACCAGCGGCTCTTCCCGAAGAATCACGCCCTCGATCGCCCACTCGCTCGTACTGTTGGCGACCCGGACCTCTGCCTGAAACTGCGTGACCATCCCGGCTTCTTTGCTGACCGGAACCGTGTAGGGGGTCGCGGCTACGGGATCGAGCGCCACGATTTCGGAGATCGTCTTCGTCCCCGCTCCGGCCGCCTTGTCGGCGAACACCTCCACGTCCATCGGCACATTGGCGGCCGACGACTTCTGGAAGAGCAACACGAGTTCGCGGAACTGCTTCAGCACAGCGGGTTCGCCGCCCGAGATTCGGTTCAGTCTGAAGCGCGCGTTTTTCCGTTTGATCGGGTTTTCGTTCACCGTGAGGAACCGACTCAGCACGTTCTGCGTCCCGCCCGCGAGGAAGAACATCAGGGTCCGCTCGTCGTAGCTATATCGGGCGCTCGCCATCGGGATGATGCAACGCGACCACTCGGCCGTCGACAGGTTGATGATCCAGTACAGCCCGCGCGCACCGTCCCCGTCGTCGACCTTCGTCCGCAGCCACACCTCGCCGTAGAACTTCTCCATCACGAGTTCCTGATCGAAGTTGAACAGGTCGGTCTGCTGCACCACCACCGCCAGGTCGTAGTCCTTCTCGAGCTCGCGCTTCATCGAGAGGTCGGAGAGGTTGCTGACGCCAAAGTCGCTGATCTCCAAGAGGCCGCGACTCGTCCAGGCGTAGACCGCCCCCTTCCAGTTATCGAGCGCTCCGACGCCGGCCAGGTAGGTGCCTTCGAGGATCACGTTCACCACGAGGTTGGAGTCGAACCCGCTGATCCGGTACACCCGGCCCTCGGTCGAGAACGAATACATCGTCTCGGCGGTCGCCATGATGCGCAGCAGCGTCTCGGTCCCGAGCGTCTCGCGGTTGCCGAGCGGCCAATGATCCGGCTGGTTGTTCGCGCACCACCCGAGCCGGTTCTCCTCGACGGCCGCGCTAGAGTTCTCGAGCGCTCCACTGAGGTCGTTCAACTGCGGCGAGTAGAACTGCCCGTTGGTTGCCCGTACGCCGAACTGACCATCAGCGGCATCGATTCCGGCGTACGGCCGTGCCAGGTTGAGGGTCTGGCCGGTGTCGTACGGCTTCGCCCCGACGCGCAGGACCGGCTTCTCGAACTGCGCGTCTAGCTTGAACGTCACGCCGCTCTGCCACTCGACCATCATCGCCTGTGGGCGCTCGACCTTGTAGAGGGTGCCGTCGATCTCGATCTGATCGTGAACCAGGATGTTTTCGCTCGCGTCCGTCAGGGTGGCGTCTTGATCGAACGTGACGGTCTGCAGCCCGACGTCGAACGACAGGATCTTGGTACCCGCTGGGAACGCGGCAGGACTGGGGGAGATTTCCTCGTACAACTGCCCAACCGCAACGCCTTCGAACTGCGCGGTCGGCACTCCCGTAACGGTCGGGCTGGTGTCCGTGATCCCCACACCCGACAACTGACGCGAACCAATCCCCGCCTTGCGCGCGTCTGCGTCGGCGCTCAGGTCGCCCCACGGGACGCCGACGTATAGCGCCAGGCTCTGCCGCTCCTGCGTCACGATCCCGTACAGCGTCCCCTTGTACTCCGTCACGTCTGCGAGTCGGGGGGGCATCAGTCGAGCCGCCCCGATACCCTCCTGTCCCGTGTTGGTGTAGAGCGCCTCTCCGAGTTCGCCGTCCTTTTTGTTGTCCACTACCTCGATGTATCGGTTCGCGATCGCGGTAGCGTCGACGACAGCAGAGCCGACGAGGAACATCCGATCCCCGGGTTCGCGATCGTTCGGCACCGTCAGGGTGCGGTAGACCTCAACCCGCAGAGTCGAACCCGCGATCTCCTCGATCTCCTCGAGCCCGTCGACCCATCCGATCCGATAGGTAAGGTTCGCCGTCGCCGCGTTGACCGGGAAGACGTTGACCGGCGTGCTTGGTGCGCCGGTGTAGAAGGGCGTCACCTCGTCGTCGAACTCGCGCTTGAAGATAGCCCGAACGTTTGCGGTCGTGCTGTTCTCGTACGCGCGCCCGTCCACCTCGTCGAGCGTCACCAGCACAACCCCCAGTGGTGCCGACAGCCCGGCCCGTTGGGCGAGGTTCTTCGTCGTGGTGTCGAACCGCAGCAGGTTCTTGCGCGACGTGAGGTACATCCGGCCGTTCTTGGCCTGCTCGCCCGGGTAGTAGACGGCCTGAACTTTGCCGCTGTCGAACTTCGGATCTGCCCCGTAGAGCAGCACATCCCCGTGGGCGACCGGCGCCGCCCCCACGGTCAACCACTCGGCTTTCCAGTTGTCGGTGAGGTCGTCCTTCTGCGTGACGACGAGCTGCAGGCTGGGCCGTGCGTCGAACTGTCGGCGGGGGAAGTGGTCCGTCGCGACCGGATCTGACAAGACGAAAGAGTCGGCCGGCAACGGCTCCAACACACCGGGCTTCCGGAAGCAGATATCGTCCGCGATCTCACACGAGCCGGGCGGCGATGCTGCTAGCGGGCTCGGGTCAATCCACAACCCGTGGAGCGGCAGCAGGGGAAGGTCGGCCATCCTACAGCCTCGCGGGCGGCGACCAGCGCCGGAACGCTCTCAGGACGCCATAACGGGGCTTGAACGGCGTCGCCAGATCCCTCACCCGGGGCTCCATCGCCTCCACCATGCGCGCGATATCGGCCTGCACCTTCGCCGCCAGCGCGGCAGCCTTCTGCACGGTCCCCATGTCGGACAGGATGACCGTAGCCGCTGCGTCTGCGAGCGTCCGGTGGAACTCCTGGGGGAGCATGGTGGGGAACTCGGCCTGATCTGCCGCACGCAACAGGTCCCCGACCTCGATCCGTGTGGTGTCGGTCCCGACCGGGAACGTCACGTCTAGCGTGTAGACCGCCGGGGTCTGGACAAGGTGCAGTTCGTGCGAGCCGTTGGGGGCAACGATGTCCACGTCCTCGCCGTCGTTTAGCTGGATGCTGTTGATCTGGTCGTCCGGCACCAGGTTGATTTTGATCGTCGGCGTGATCTGCGTAACGATCCCCTTCGTCTGGGCCTCGACGATGATCGACGGGCGCAACTTGTACCACTGCCGCAGCGTCCACCCGCTCGGCTCCGGCCTCGGTACCAGACGCAACTGATCCGCGTTGTCGACGAACCCCAACGGGTCGCCCGGGTCCTGGCTCTGCTCCGCGTGCTCGCGTTGCGTCACCTCTTGCATCTGGCGGATATCCCCACCGGGCTCGATCGCCTCGACCGTCACCAGACCGCCAACCATCGAGCGCGGCGGGATGCGGTAGACCTCCCGGCCCGAAATGATCGGAGTCTCGAGGAGCTGCTGCCCGTACCCGTTGCCGGTTGACTTGATCGGCTCCGCGAACACGGTCCGGAGCGCGTCCGTCAACTCCTGCCGGATCCGATCGTCCGTGTAGTCCGGGTGCGTGTCGGCGATCCGCGCGGCGAGCCGTACCGCTTTTATTAGGGCCGCGTCATCCACGCTCTGCTCCGGGTTAGTAGCGCATGCCGCCCCCGCCGTACTTGCGGGGGTTTCCGTATTCGTCGTCCTCGTCGTCCTGCCACGGGTCGAGCAACTCGGTGTCGCTCGCCCTCATGCGTGGGGGCATCGGTCGGTTGATATCTGTCGGGCGATCCATCGGACCACGCCCATAGTCGGCAAGCGCTGAGTCGGCCGCATCGTACACGCTCGACGTCGACGGCCCCATCTGCGCCCCAATGTACTCCTCCGCTCCGGGTCCCGGGGGGTTGTTCTGCAGGTCCTGGTCGACCGCCCCCCCCGCCTCGTCGGCACCCTCCGCCCCGTACGACTTGGCCGCAAAGCTCGCGATATTCGAGACGTTCGACCGCTGCCGTGCCGCGTCTGCCGCCGACTGCGAAGACATGGTGCGAGCCGCCGTCAATCCTGCCGTCGACGGCGCGCCCAAACTTGCCGCGTTCTGCTGGGCGATCCCCATGGCGGTCTCTCGACGCTGCTGTGCCTGAGCCTTTTCGGCTTCTTTGTCGTCCATCCACATCTTGACGGCTGTAGCAGCGAGGAGAGGCCAAACCATGTCGAGTTCCTCCTATGCCGGCGCGGTGTCGCCGTCACTCTCGATCGAGGTGACGATCGCGCAGTGGTAGGGGATCTCGATGACGGGCGCCTGATGCGAGTAGATCCGCATCTGTGAGCCCGCGTTGCCGTCGAGTTCCTTCCAGAACCACTCACGCGACATTCCGAGGCGGAACGTCAGGTCGGTAGCGCCGATTCGGCGGACCGTGTTGTTGCAGAAGAACATCGCGATCCCCTGCTTCATGTACTCGTGAATCTCGATCGTGACGGGGCCGATCGGACTCTTGACCACCAGCGTGCTCATGCCGGTCTGCTTCATCTCCATGGGCTGGATGTAGCGGTCGAGGTTGTCGAGCTCGTCGGTGAACTGCGCGAACTGCGCAGCCGAGCAGCAGTACTTTCCGCCGCCCTTTGCTCCGTTGTTCTTCAGGCGCGCGAACAACTGCGCCAGCTTCGCGACCGTCATCGGGGACGCGGGGCCGCCGGCATCGAACTGGACCGCCTGCCACTGGGGGAAGACGCCGGCGTCGATGTTGAACAGCACACCCTGGTTCTCCAGGATTGCCTGCAGGCCGGTACAGCTCTTGCCCTTGGCGTCTCGCGCGATGATCTTGTGACCAGCCGCAACCACGTTGGCCGAGCCCGTCTTCTGGAGTTCCAGCCGGTTGATCTGCGAATCCGGAACCGCGACGACCGTCACCTCGGTTTCGACCAGCGTGCTCCCGTCGGCTTCGTAGATCTCGACGCGCGCATTGACCATGTGGTTCCACAACCCCGAGGACCAGGAACCTTGGGTGATGTTGATAACCTGGCCGGCGTTCAGGTCCGCGCCGCTGATGCTCGCGTTGACCACGGCGAGTTCGGCCTGCGCCACGGCTGCCGTTCCCGGGCCGTACAGCAGCGCGAGTTCGCGGTACAGCTCCCCACCTTCCATCATGGACTCCACCTTGTAGTCCACGGCCTCCATGTAGGAGCCCTCACGACCCGCTGCCATGCGGGCAACCACGTCGTAGGGGATGTTGCCGATCAGCATGATGGTCGCGCCATCGAGCTGGGCATTCTTCACAACCGAGTCGACAGCGGACTTCAGCGCGAACGCTGTGCCGTCGACGTTGTGCGTCACGCCGTGCTCGAGGCCCAGCTTGACGGGGAAGTTGTAGTTCTCGCCGACCCGTTCGGCCGTGCGGAACTTCGCGTACTGCGCGATCGAATCGACGCTCGGCAGTGGGTTGATGTACGGGCCGTAACGACGCTTCAGAAGCGCCTGGATGTTAGTGAGTGCGGACATGGCGAGCTGTTCCTTGGGTGACGCCGACTATTCGGCAGGTTCGTTACCCCAAGTCGCTCAGCCTCCGTGCAACGCGCCGTCTCGTGCTTGTCCGGTTCTGTCCCGGGTGCGTTCGGCAACGCGTGCGCTCTCCGCGCGATTCGGTATCTCAGAAATAATGGGGGAGCATACGGTCTCCTGTCAAGCTTCAGGTCTGCCGGTCGCGCAGAGCCTCGATATGTTGGCGGAAATCGGAGACCGTCCCGCTCGGGCGAGCACCGGCCGCCCCGCCCCCACCGGGCGCTGCCCCGCGTGCTGCCGGCGGTCCGGGTGCAGCGGGTGGCGCCACGACCGGCGCCCCTGCGGGAGCTGCTGCGGGGGGCTTGCGCCGTGACTCCACGTCGTCCGCCATCGCGATCAAGTCCTCGCGTGTCGCCGCCGCCGCATCCTGCGCGATCCTTGGCGTCAACTCGCCGCCCTGCCACAGGTTGCGCAGATGGGCGTGGAAGATCTGTCGAGCGACCGGTCCGTCCTCTACCTTCGCATTGACGAACGCGGGCGTGCGGTAGCCCTCGATCTTGTCCTGCAACGCGGAGTTCTGGCCCTTTCGCTTGCCCCGATCAAGCACTTCCTGCTCGGAGCGTCGACGCAGGTCCGCCATCCGCTCCCGTCGCTCGGCGTTGCGCGCACGCTTCGCCAGCTCCCTCTCGCGGGGGGTGAGCTCCGCCTCCGCCGCGTACATGGCGGCAACGGGTTCCAGCACTGCCTCGATGTCGATCCCGAGTAGCTCGAGGTCGTCGGCCATCGTGGCGGGGTTCTTCTTCCAGCCGTTCACCATCCCGGCGAAGCTCTCCTGCGTCTCGGAGAATGCGCGCTTGTCCTCCGCGACCGCGTTCAGCTTGCGAGAGTAGTCGGCCTGTCGCAGGCCACCGTCGCGCCACTGAGAGAGCGGGATGAGTTCGTCGACGCCATCGCGCGTGATCTTGACCTTCATCGTTTCGTAGAACGACTCCGGCAGCGCGCCGTCCTCCGCGCCCTCCATGGCCGTGATGAACTCGTCGCGCGGCATGCCGAACAGGTCGGCCGGGGCGGGCTCGCCGTCCGGGTTGAACTCTTCACCGACCGGGGGTGCGTCGGGGTCGACCGATGCTGCCGCGAGTGCGGGATCGGGCAAGTCTTCGGGCGCGACCGGGCCCGCACCTGGAACTGCGCCAGCACCGGGGTCCGCGTTCGGGGCGCCGGGATCGGGCTCCATGCCAGGTGCGCCGGGGCGTGCCGCCATGCGGTCGCGGAACGTCTCGCCCGGTACCGGGGCCGGTTCCGCTACCACGGGGGCGGCTGCCGGCACTGCTGGGGCTGCGGGCGCTCCCGCGCCGGTTGCTGGTTCGGTCATCTGTTGTTCCCTTTCGTCACTCTGCCGCGTTAAGCTGCGGCTCTGGCGGTGTGGCTGGCTTCGGCAGGTTGACTCCCGTGTCGGCTGCCTTTTCTGTGATCTTCCCCGTCGACAGGTCGCTCCCCTTCATCGATTTCTCTGACGTCGGCGTCGCCTGTACCTGCAACGCCTGCACCGGGGGGAACTTCAGCAGCGCGGCGAGCTCGGGCGGTATGTCGCGGTAGACCCGCATGTGCCACGCGATGTGGGCAAGGATCGGATTCCGCACCTTCGGATCGTTCAACGCCTCCGGTGTCGACAGTTCCGCGACATGCTCCGGCACGTGCAGGAACGGGTTGTCGGTCGGGAGCACAGGGGTCTCGGGCGTGACCTCGACGGGCGGCCCGGGTCGATCCTCTCCCATCGTCTCGCCGGTCTGCGGGTCGACCGCTGCGGGGATGATCGGCCCCTCGATCTGCTTCACCGTCACGACGCCGGCCGAGAACTGTTCGTTCTCCCACTCGATCCGGTTGATGTTCGCACGAGGCGCCCGGTAGAGCGGCGTGATCTGACCCTCCGTGATGATCTCGATCGCCTGCTCGGGTGTCTGGATCGCACCCGGCACATCCTTCAGGAAGTTGGCGACCTCGATCTGCCCTGCACGCGAGCGCAGCGCCGCCGAGACGGGCTTCACTCTCACGCGTCGCATCACTCGAAGCAACTCGGCCCGGAACTCTTTCAGCGCGGTGCGCTTGTTCGGCCCCGTCATCTCGAGCACGAGGAAGTCCGGAGCCTTCCGCCGCACAATGTCGAGCATCTTGTTCGCGACTGCTTCGCGGTGCTCCGTGAGTGCGGCGTGCCGGCCCTCCTGGTAGTCCTGCGCGATCGACGCAAACAGCGCCGCCATGGTTCCGGATTTGATGTTGCTCGACGGGTCGCCGCGCGTGACGCTGTTCTGCCCCGCGACGCTCTGCATTTTCTTGTCGAGGTAGTCGAGGAAGTACGGCCCCGACTGCGGGATCTCGGCCATCATGAGGGCGTGCGGATCGTTCGCCCCGGTCGGCTTGCGGATCAGATACATCCCGTTCGCGAGTTGCTCCTCGGAGAACTCCGTGCCCTTGTCGGCAATGATCGACTGGCGCCCGAACGTCGACAGGTTGGTCGCCATGTCGGACGTGAGCTGCGTCATCATCTGGTTCAGAACCACCAAGTCCCACGAATCCGAGTAGCCGAGAGCCGACCCGACGAACTCGGCCGGCTGGTAGCGGATCAACGGCCAGTCACCACCCGGCATCGGGCCGTCGTGGACCGGGAGTTGATCGATCACCACGAGGTACCGGCCCTCCGGCAGCGCCTTGCAGGCCTTGTGGTAGAAGTGCGTGACGACCACATCGTCTTCCGACACCTCGCCATCGTCGAAACCGAACAGCGCTTCGTATCCGATCGCGTTGTGGACGGACGCGTTCCTGATCGACGCCGCGATCTCCTCGTCCTCGAACTCCTCGCCGGTGTCGGGGTCCGTCTTTTTCGCGTACTGGTTGAGCATCTCCCAGCGGCTCCGGCGTTCCCGGACACTGGCCCACAGGTGATCCTCTTCCTGCTCCTGCGTCGGGTCCGTGATGCATTGCCAGGGTGGGAGGATCTTCGCGACGATCGCCGGCGTCTGAAGGGTCTTCATCTTCGGCGTGACGGTGCCGTCTTCGAGGATCACCGGACGCTCGATCGACTCCCCGCCCTCGGGATCGTAGATCAACCAGCTCCACATCGTGGCGAACAGTTCGCCGCGCTCCACGAGTCGACGTTCTCGCGAGTTGCCGTACCACTTGCGGTAGATCGCATCCATGACGGACTCGCACATGTCGACCTGTCGCTCCGACACGGACTCACTAGCGGTTGTGGCGGCCTGGAATGCGGGGCGCTGCTTCGTTGCCGACGTGACGGCAAGCCGGATGTAGCTGCGGACTTCGTTGACACGGAACCGAACCAGTTCGCCCTGGTCGCCCTCGAGTTGAATCTGCGCAGCGTCGAACCCCAGAAGGGCTGTGGGTTGGATGCCGTAGTACTCGGAGATCATCGAGAGCCACATGTCGATGTAGCCGCGACGCTCGGCGAAGTTGTACCAGCGCTGCTCCCGACTCTTCAGGTCGGCCGCCAGCACCTTCGCCTCCGCGCCGGCCCAGTACCCTTTCGGCGCGCCCCCGATGCCATCGGTACGGCCGTCGTCGGCGAAGTCCTGCGTGGTATGCGGTGCCATCTATCGGCCTCCCCGCTTCCAGCGCGGGCGCTTCGCGATCGTCGAGCTCAACGCCTTGGCCGCTGGGCTCGCCGGGCTGTGGATGATCGCACGCTGCAACGTGGGGTCGAGGATGTGGTCCGGCGGTCGGGCCATCCGTTCGCGATCGACATGCCGTACAAGGTACCTGAGCGCGTCTATGAGGTCAAAATGCCCATATTCCTCGCTCCGCAGGTAGTCTGTACGCTTGTCGTTCCACTGCCCCTCGATCAAATGCTCGATCAGCAACGCGCCCCCCACAGCGTCGATCTCGATCCGATCGTTGAAGAACCACTGGCGCAGGTTGAACAGGCTCGCCTCCTTTGAGTCGTTCTTGTCGGCCGGCTGCACGTTGATGTCGTGATCGATCTGCAGGTCGGCGAGCATCCGGAGGTCGGTGTCGCTGACTCGGAAGTAGGGGGCGGGGCGGATCGATGTGCCGTCCCACCACCGGGTCCCCTTGCGCCCGTTCTCTTCGTCGACCCCCCACAGCTTCTGCTCGGTGCCGGTCCACACTGCCGCCACCTGTGACGTTCCTGCGTTGCGCTCCGCCCATGACGACTGGACGCACAGCTTCTGCCGCTCCGCATCCCAGAACGCCCACACGAGCCCGCACAAGTCACGAATCCCGGGGTCGGCCGCGACGTACGTATCGGCCCACTCGGGTGACGGGATGTGCTTGACGACGTGCCGGGCTTCGTCGAACTCCGGTACCAGCATCGTCTTCGCTTCCCTGACCCGCTCGCCGTAGTACTCGCGCCGCGCCGTCGGGTGCTCCCTGCCTCCTGCCGCATCGATGAACTCGTCGCGCTCGTCCTGGTCGAGCAGCGGGTTGTCGTCGATGGTCCGGAAGACGTACGCGCCCCGCTTCTTAGCGTCCTTACAGAACACCGTGTCGTAGGGATGGTGGGGCGTCTCGGGTGCGGTCGACTGTAGGATCATCCGCGCGCGTGGCCGTCCCTGGAACTGCGGGTACAGCACACCCACCACGCCCTTTTCCAGCTTCGTGCAGTACGCGGCCTCGGTGACGACAACCCCGTCACTCCCGCGCCCGCGCAGGCCGTTCGGGTTCTTGTCGATGCCGACCAGCTTGATCACCGAACCGTTCGGGAAGTAGTAGCCCTGCGTCTGGCCCATCTTGGTTGTTTGGTAGACAGGGCGAATGTCATCGGGGCAGTCGAGCTCGAGGATCTCGTCGGCCAACGGGATCACGATCTCCCCGATGTCCTTCTGAAACGCCGTCGCGTACGTGATGATCGAGCCCGGGTACTTCTGCGCGTCCTCGAGCTTGATCGTGAAGCACAGCCGGTCCTTCCCGTAGCGGCGCGCGCAATCCATGACGAAGATGCGCCGGTACAACCCAGCGGTGCCCGGGCCCTTCTTTTCCCACACGCGGTACCGGCGATAGACGTCCGCTTGATCGCCGTGCAGGGTCCAGAACAACTGCCCGGCTCGCCACAGTATCTCGCGTTCTTCAGGTTCGACGAGATGGGTTGCGGTGCGCCAGGGCAGCGGCTCTGCGGGTTCGGTCACTCCGCTGCGGTTGACTCAGCTTCGGACTCGTCGACGCAATCATAGGTTGCGTCGAAGATCTCGGGCTTACACGGGTACAACTCGCCCTTGACTCCCTGGATAATGAAGTCGTCCCAATCGATCTTCATCTCGCCTTCGAGAGTGGAGATCTTCAGCGCCCCATCTCCGCTGCCCTCGATCACGTTGCTGAGCGCCCCGGGCGTGCCCTTGTCCTGGTTCCACGCATCGTGCAGCCAGTTCGGCCACTCGCTGTTGTCGGTGCGCCGCTCTCGCGTCATCTGAAACGCTTCGATCACCACCGGCTTCTTCCGATATCTCATGTCGTTTTCCCTTTCGTTCGGTTTAGCGTCGCTCACAGCCCCCGTGTGATTGCCGTGAAGCCCGCCGCGTTCTTGTGGCCCCCGCCCCCGTGCGCCGTCGCGATCTCCGACACGTCGAAGTCACCGATTGAGCGCAGCGAGTACTGGTAGAGCCCGTCTTGACGGAACCACCAACCCACAGCGAAGCCGTCGTTGCGTTCAGCGATGTGGTGCAGGAGGTCCGAAATCATGACCTGGGGCGCGTTGACTATCGGCACGTTCTCTCGCCCGCCGAAGTTTCTGCGGTACACGTTCGCCTCCATGGCGTGGCAGTAGGCGTTGATCTTCATCATCACCGCTTGACCACCGCGAACCGCGCCGCTCAGGTCCGACCCGCAGAGTTCGTCCCACGTGTCGAGGTCGTACGGGTGCGCCATCACGTACGCGGCGACCGCCTTGCTATCCGGGAGCGCCCAGCGCCACAGGTCGCGGTCCTCCATGTAGTCGATCAGCCACGGGCGTTTCTGGCCGCCCGACAACTCGTCCCACGTGATGCCGGCGCCGCTGCGCTCCATGTCGAACGTGCAGAAGTCGAGCCCCTCGAGCTCGGCCTCCGCTGTCTTGTGATGGTCGAGGACTCGAAGCGAGCGCGCCTCGGAGTGCAACCGCAGCAACACCTCGCGCTTGTAGCTGAAGTCGACGATCCACACGTCGCGGTCCGTCACGTCGGGCGGGTCGGCCCCGTAGTATCCCGGGAACAGTTCGCAGTCTCCGGGCAGGTGCAGTTGGGCAGCCCACGCGGCCGTGAAGCCGTCCGGGCACGCGGCGTGATAGATGATTAGGTTCTTCTCGCCCATCACGCCGTCGCGCTGTCTTCGGCGCCGTTGCTCTCACGGTCCGCGACGCGCTGTGCGATCCAGTCATACGAAAGGTTCGCATCGCAGTCCTGGCACAGCATGCCGGCCTTGTCGCTGATGTGCTTCAGACGCTCCTCGGGATGCTCGCACTCCGGCACCGGTCGCGGGTCCGGGTCGTCCTCGAAATACTCTTGGAACTTCTCGTCCTCCATGAGGTGTAGCCGCCCATGGTCCAACACGATCCACTGCCCGAGCTTGCCCGGTGTGCCGCCCGGCATGTCGCGGAAGTGCGTCTCTCTCTTGTGCGGGTCGAGCAACACGCCGTCCGGTACGTCAACGTCGGTATAGCTGTCGTCAAACCAGCCCTCGACGATCTGCGCTGCGTCAAGCTTCCGTCTCTCGCGCTCTCGGATCGGTTTCATAACTCGACGTCCTCGTCGTCGTCATCTTCCTGCATCAGCGCGACGATCGCGTTCCGCACGGCGGTCGGCGTCTCCTGCACCACGACTGCTGTAGTGCTGCCCAGCACCATCAGGACTGATCCGGTCTCTTGCGAGCGAACGCCCATCACCGCGAACGGCAGAAGGTAGACCGGCGTGTTGTCGGGGGCCGTCAGCTTCAACGGGAGCCACTCCCCGAGCTCGTCCGGACCCTTCATGTGGTGCCTCACGCTTCTGGCCTACCGCGTCCGTTGCCGCCGTTCAAGCCCCTGCCATTCATCCCGAACGCCAGCAGCCGATCCATCACCTGCTGCGCAACCTCTTCGGTCCGGTCGTCGACCTGAGCCGGCACCTGATCGCCGAGCGGCAACCCGGGGGCATCCTGTCGGCCCAGCCCGCACAGCTCCGACTCGAGTTTGAGCGCGCCGAGCGCCGCCGTGTACTTCCCCTCCGCGTACGCTGCCTCGAACAGCGCCTGCACCTTGGGGAGAATCTTCGTCCTCGCCTTGCCGGGCGTTCCGAACGCCTGCGCCCGATAGTGCCACAGCATGTTGACCGCCTTGATCAATCGCCGGGCCCGCCGCTCACCGACCTGGCACCCGTTCATGATGTCCTGCAGTCGGTCGCCGCTGTTGACGGTCTTCACCATCGCGCGTTCCGTGATCGCGAGGTGCTTCACGAGTTCGCGCGTGCTGACCTCTCGCTGGTTCCGCACCCCGGGGGCGTCGTCGGACTTCGCTGGTTCGTTCTCCCTCATTGGTACTTGCGCTTGTAGATATCGCCGATGCTCGGGTACAGCAACGGGAAGGGTGTGCTGTCTTCGCTACGCGTCACGCCGTGGTTCGGGTTCAGGTAGACCGGTTGGCTGTAGTGTCTCGCCGCGCACTCGCTGGCGTTGCGCCTCGACATCTCTTTGTAGCTCACGAGCGCGCCACAGTTCCCGCATTCAAACCCTGCGTGCTCCGCAGCCGCGTGCATCGAGGCCCCGCAGTTCGGACAACCGAAGAATGTTGAGCCCTTCGGGTTCCCGAGGTCGATGGCCGGCGGACTGTACCCCGGGCGCTTCGTCACGAACGGCTCGGCCTTTGCCAGCGACACCGGGATCGCCGCAAGCGGGACGCCGAACAGAACCTTCAGCAGCGTGCGCCGCTTCATCAGGCCCAGCGCAACGTCAGGATACCGCTCAGCACCCGGATGCACAGCGGGACCGAACGGCCGCCCAGCACGCGCAGGAAGGTCGACGGCACGACGTTCTCGGTCGACTCGTCCCAATGCTCCGCGACGTTCACCGGTGCCGTGATCTTGTCGCCCAGGAACGTCGAGACGAGACAGTCCGGGGTCAGTCGGGCGAGCGGGACCCGCTCCACGACCCGCACCTCCTCGGGGAGCTTGATATCGGTCCTGCTCTTCAGCGCCTTCAGGGTGCCGTGCTGGACAAGCACGAAGTGGATCTTCCCGTCCTCCGTCCTGGGCGCTGGGGCGGGGCGTCGGGGCGGGGGGAAGTCATCCTGGGGCCGCACGTACCTCGGGACCGGGGGCGGGGGGGCCTCGATCTCCGCAATCGGCACCTCTACCGGGGCCGGGGCCGCCGTGGGGGCCGGAAGTGTTTCACGTGAAACAGGAGGCGGGGGTGGGTCCATGGGCGGGGCGCCTCCGGCCGGCGCAGTGTGCCGCGCGTTCTCTATCTCCTCCATCGTCGGGGGCGGCTCCGGGGGGTCGACGTGCATATTCGAGCCCTGGGAGCCGTCGGGGTTCGTCGGGTGCTCGCCAGCGTTCAGGCCATAGTCGGCCTCGGATACCTTGGGGTCGCCCGCCTGCGTGTCGCCGGTCGCCGGGGTGTTGTCGCCTGTCATCGTCGAATCCCTCCGAGGGTCATGCTGCGGGGCTGCTGCGTCTTCTGCGTCACGAGCCGGGACATCTTGCCGTCGAGCTCGGTCGCGTTCTCGTCCAACGTCTGGACGTCACGGCGGATTGCCACGAGCGCCTTGTCGTACTTCGTCTCGAGGTCGCGGCGCGCGAGTTCGGTCGTCATCTTGAGGTCCGCGAAGTCCGCCGCTGCTCGCTCCTCGATCCCTGTCAGCCGTTCGTTCTCGGTCAGCTTCCGGAGCTGCAGCGCGAAAAACCGTCGAGAGACGTCCCACGCAACCACGGCGAAAACGAACAGAGAAACGGCGATCGCGTACTGACTCATGAGGTTGCAGTATAGCGCGTGTGCGTGCGCGACTGTCAACCCGGTCCGTGGGCCTGCAAAACCTGCCGATTCTGCCACCAGGTGAGTTCCTCCCGAGTCCAGCCTTTGAACATTCCGGCGAGCGCATGGAAGTCGGTGTGGCACAGATCGCAGAGCGGCATCGTCCTGTCGTCCGGGTTCTTCTGACCCTTCCCCTTTCCCATCCCGGTCTGGTGATGCGCACGAGTCGGGGCGTATTCGGTGGGGTGCCGGCCACACGCGCAACACGGGAGCGCCCGAACTTTCGCGAGCACCTTGGCGGTCATTCGTCGGCAGGCGCGGCGCCGTACGCCTTCGCGTAGCTGTACCCGGGGTCGTTGTCTCTGCACTCGGGACAGTCGTCGGGCTTCTTGTCCGAGTCCCAACAGTACCCGCACGTCCGGCAGTGATTCGACCACTTCTTGTTGCGAGTGCTGTTGACCCTGTACGAATAACCCATCAGTCGTCTCTGAGCATCTCGTCGATGAGGGCGACCACCCCGGTCAGCTTCACGGTCTGCCCAGGTTCCCGGTCCGGATCAAGCGCGGGCAGCCCCTCGCGGAGCGCGCGCAGCGCGTCCTTGACCGCATCCTCCCCGCTATCCGCAAACGAGCAGGAGTTCCCGATGTCGCAGTCCATGCAGGTGCAGGCGATGCGGGCGAAGTCTCGAGCGGTTACGGGTGGGTCGGGGAACGGCATCAGTCGCTCCCACTCTCGGCCGGATCAAGCTTGTCGCACGGCGCGCACTGGGGGCAGACGTCGCACTCACCTCGCGGCATGTCGTGCGCGTGGCACACGTCGCAGAGTTCGTCGCCGCACTCCTCGCAATCGTAAATCACCCCGGGCTCCCAGCAGTTGCCGGTCTTCGCGTGTTCGCCGCTCATCGTCGCTCTCCTCTCGCGAAGGCTGCCCCGAGCTTCTGAAGCGCCGCGCCGACCGCGACCGAGACCTCGTGTACATCCTCGTCCGGTACCTCTGCCGGGAGCAGCACGTAGACGGTGTACTTCCCTTCGCAGATTTCCTTGCTGACAACCTCCGCGTCGGGGGCGGGGGCGTGACGTAGCTTCGGGGCGTCTGGATGAAACTCGCGGTCAACGGGGTTCCACCCGCACCGCACACACAAATCCTTGGGGCCGATAACGCACGACTCCCCCCACAGTTCGCCGCACCGCTTACGCTGGCACCGTCCATCATCCGTACTGGGGGCGGGGTGGTCACACACGAAGTCATCTGTCACTGGAGCAAATCCATCGCACTTCGGGCAGCCACTCAG